GTGCGGGTACGGCTCTGTATCAGGAGATGCGTCGGATGGGACTTCCTATACAAGAGTATACCCCTCATAGGGGGTCTGGTGATAAACTTGCGCGATTGAACTCGGTTGCAGATATTGTAGCTTCAGGTATGGTATGGATGCCGATAACAAGATGGGCTGAAGAAGTAATAGAAGAGATTGCAGGGTTTCCATTTATGAGCCATGATGACCTTGTGGATAGTACCGTCATGGCACTAATGAGATTCAGACAGGGCGGCTTTATTCGTTTACCCACGGATGAGCCAGAAGAAATACAGTACTTCAGACAGAAACGAGGCGGGTATTACTAATGGCTATTGAGAAAGGGTTATACACAGCACCAGAAGGAGTAGAAGAAGCGGCTGAATCTGAAGGCTCGTTAGAGATAGAGATTGTTGATCCAGAAATGGTAACGCTGGACGATGGTAGTATGGAGATAACCATTGTCCCTGATGCCACCATTGGGGATATTGCTGAGTTTGATGCTAATTTAGCGGAGTTCTTAGAGGACGATCAGCTATCTATTATGGCAAATGAGCTTGTTGAGCTTGTTGAGTCTGACGTAGATGCCCGAAAAGAGTGGGCAGAAACCTTTGTCAAGGGTTTAGATGTCCTTGGGTTCAAGTATGAAGAGCGTTCTGAGCCTTGGGAAGGGGCTTGTGGAGTCTTTTCTACCGTATTGTCAGAGTCTGCCATCCGTTTTCAGGCAGAAACCATGAGTGAAACCTTTCCCGCAGCAGGGCCAGTACGCACGAAGGTCATTGGAGAAGAAGATAAAGACACATTGGAAGCTGCAGACCGCGTTAGAGCCGATATGAACTACGAATTGACCGAAAAAATGGTCGAATATCGGTCAGAACACGAAAGATTGCTCTATAGTCTAGGGTTGGCAGGGTCGGCTTTCAAAAAAGTCTACTACGACCCGAATATGGGCCGACAATGCGCTATGTACATACCCGCAGAAGACGTTATTGTGCCCTATGGAGCCTCTAACATAGAGAGTGCGGAGCGTGTTACGCATATTATGCGTAAAACCAAGAACGAATTACGTCGATTACAGGCCAGTGGCTTCTACAGGGACGTAGAACTAGGTGAACCACAGCCATACCACACTGATATTGAGGAGAGAAAGGCCGAAGATAACGGTTTTTCCCTGACTGACGATGATCGGTACGCTATTTATGAGATTCATGCTACTACTAACCTTGAAGGGGTAGATGGTGAGGACGATCTTGCCAAGCCTTATGTAATTACTATTGAGAAAGGTAGTAATACGGTACTTTCTATAAGAAGGAACTGGAACCCTGATGATCCTCTACAGTTAAAACGGCAACATTTCGTACATTATGTGTACGTGCCCGGATTTGGCTTTTACGGTCTTGGTCTTATACACATCGTAGGGGGGTACGCCCGTGCAGGTACTTCTATCATACGACAACTTGTAGACGCAGGGACGTTAGCTAACCTACCGGGAGGGTTAAAATCCCGTGGTTTACGTATAAAAGGCGACGATACCCCGATAGAACCGGGAGAGTTTAAGGATGTAGACGTACCTTCTGGCAGTATTAAAGATAATATCATGCCACTTCCTTACAAAGAGCCTAGTCAGACGTTGTTACAGTTGTTAGACAACATAACAAAAGAAGGACGTAGACTAGGGGCGATTAGTGACATGAACATATCAGACATGTCAGCTAACGCACCCGTAGGTACTACTCTTGCCCTTCTTGAACGTACTTTGAAGCCAATGGCAGCAGTTCAAGCGCGTGTTCACTACGCTATGAAGCAGGAGTTTAAACTGCTCAAGGCGATAATGGCAGAATATGCCCCTAAAGAGTACGGATATCAGCCTGACCGTGGAGAGATAAGCGCGAGGCAGATGGACTATACCTTGGTGGATGTCATTCCTGTCAGCGACCCGAATAGTTCTACGATGGCACAACGGGTAGTACAGTATCAGGCTGTTTTGCAGATGGCACAGGCTGCACCTCAGATATATAACCTGCCGCAATTACACAGGCAGATGATAGAAGTATTAGGTATAAAAAACGCAGAAAAGCTTGTTCCCACTCCTGAAGATGCCGAGCCAGTTGATCCTGTTAGTGAGAATATGAATGCGTTAGTAGGTAAGCCGCTGAAAGCGTTTATATACCAAGACCATGCAGCACACATCACCACCCACGAAGCCTTTATGAAAGATCCCATGATTGCTGCATCGCTTGGGCAGAACCCACAGGCACAACGTATTATGGGGTCGTTACAGGCACACTTGATGGAACACTATGGGTTCTTGTATAGACAACAGATGGAGGAGAAGCTTGGTGCGCCATTCCCTGCACCAAACGATCCGTTACCGAAAGAGATAGAAGTGCCTTTGGCGAGGCTTGTCGCACAGGCAGGGCAACAGTTAACGCAGACACATCAACAACAAGCAGCACAGCAGCAAGCGCAACAGAAAGCGCAAGATCCTGTAATTCAAATGCAACAACAAGAACTACAGTTAAAAGCGCAAGAAATGCAACAAAAAGCACAGAAAGACGCTGTTGAGTTAAAACTAAAAGCAGAAGAACAGCAACGCAAACAACAGAAAGATGTGGTTGATGCCCTGATGGATGCTCAAGAGTTGAAATTAGATGAAAAAGAATTAGAGTTAGATGCTAAGAAAGCGGGAGTAAAACTAGCATTAGACACTGAAAACCAGAAAAACAAGATGGACATGGATATTTTAAAAGCCATACAAGAGACTAATAAAGAATAATGGCAGATACTATCTTTCACGTACTAAAGAAAAAATTTGAAGAAGATAGATTATCTGCGGTAGAATCTCTCGCATCTGGGGGAGCAAAAGATTTCTCCCAGTATAAAGAGACAGCAGGTTACATACGAGGTCTGGAAACCTGTCTGCGAACTGTAGAAGACCTTTCGCGCAATTATATGGACGATGATGATGAGTGAAGCTGAAGCTATAACTGAAGAACAGTTAGAAGAAATGCTACCTCTTCCTGTTGGCTATAGGGTGCTCATAGCACTGCCGCAGGTAAAAGAGACATTTGATGATACTGACCTTGTGAAGTCCTCACAGACGCTACACGAGGAGCATGTTATGTCAATAATTGGATTGGTTGTAGATATAGGTAGTCAAGCGTATGCCGATAAAGACCGTTTCCCCACAGGAGCTTGGTGTAAGGTAGGTGATTATGTCATGTTCCGCGCTAATTCAGGTACACGGTTTAAGGTAGCGGATACAGAATATCGACTTATGAATGACGATTCTATTGAAGCAGTTGTACAAAATCCATACGGTATATCAAGAGCATAAGGACTTATCATGGCGTTTCAAAAAGTAGAGTTTGAGTTTCCTGATGAGCAGGAAGAAGAATCCACAGAAATAGAGATAGAACCTTCTGGTGAGATAGAAGTTGATATTTCAGGTAAAGAGCCTGTTGTTGAAGCAGTTGTTGAACCTGAAGTTGAACCTGAACTTGAAGTAGAGGTTGTTGATGATACCCCCGAAAAAGACAGAAATAGAACTCCATCTGCACCGCCTGAAGATGTCACTGATGAAGAATTGGAGAACTATTCTGATAAAGTGCAAAAAAGAATACGTCATTTTAGCAAGGGATATCACGATGAACGTAGAGCGAAGGAGACAGCAGAACGGGAACGTGATGAGCTTCAAAGAGCAGTACAAAATATGTTGTCTGAAAATGAAGCCCTTAAAGAGACAGTTACCAACAGTCAAAAAACATTACTTACCCAAGCTAAACAAAGCGTTGATGGCGAGTTGGCGCAAGCTAAAGCCGCGTTTAAAACAGCGCATGAATCAGGTGATTCAGAAGCATTATTGACTGCCCAACAACATCTCACTAATGCTACGTTAAAAGCAGATCGTTTAACTACACTTGAAGAACCTAGAGAAGAAGTACAAAATACGCAACAGGAGGTTAGTAGACCTCAACCTGATCCTAAAGCAGTAGAATGGAGGCGACAGAATACATGGTTTGGTAACGCCCAGTATGAGCCAGAAACTGCATATGCTTTAGGGTTACATAAACAACTTACAGAAACAGAAAATGTTTCTGCGGCAAGTAATGAATACTACGAGAAGATAAATTCTCGTATGCAAGCAAGATTCCCTGAATTGTTCGGGGACACCAATGAACAGGAGGTACAGGTACCAAAACCAAAAGCTAGTAATGTAGTTGCCCCCGCTACGCGGAGCACAGCCCCTAAGAAAGTTAGGTTAACGGCAACACAAGTAACACTATCTAAGCGTTTAGGTATAACTCCCGCACAGTACGCTCAACAGCTGCAAACAGACATGAGGAATAAGAATGGCTGAAAACAGATTAGACCGTAAGTTAGAGACACGAGAGAAAACCACTCGAAAGAGAGCGTGGACGCGACCAGAAGTATTACCTTCTCCCACGCCAGAAGAGGGTTACGTATTCCGTTGGATACGAGTTAGTTCCCGTGGAACGACTGATGCCACTAATGTTTCCTCAAAACTACGAGAAGGTTGGGAACCAGTGAAAGCAGTAGACCACCCTGAAATTACTTTAGTTACTGTAGAGCAAGAGCGTTTTGCAGACAACGTAGTAATGGGAGGATTAATGCTTTGTAAAGCCCCAGAAGAGATGGTGGAAGAACGTAGTGAGTACTACGAAGATCAAACACAATCTCAGATGGCCTCTGTGGATAACAACCTTATGAGAGAAAGTGACCCACGTATGCCGATTTTTAATGATCGTAAAACAAAGGTTTCTTTTGGACACGGAACTTAATTATAGGAGTGTATAAGCAATGGCTTATCCAACTATTGATGCCCCTTATGGGCTAATTCCGGTAAAACTGATAAGCGGTGTTCCTTTTGTTGGTACAGTTCGACACTATTCTATTGCTAGTGCTTATGGTACAAACATCTTTTATGGGGATGCAGTTAAATTAGTTACTGGAGGCACCGTTGAGCGTGATACGTTTGATGCTGCCATGACACCGATTGGTGTTTTCTTAGGGTGTTCTTTTACAGACCCCGGTACGAGTCAGCCTACGTTTAAGCAGTATTATCCTGCTAGTACGGCAGCGTCTGACATTCAGGCTTATGTTGTAGATGCCACAGATGTACTGTTCAAAGTAGCAGTTGTATCTTCTGGCGAAACGATTGGCGATTTAGCAATTACTGATATTGGAGCTAACGTAGCTGGTGTGGATAACACTGGTAGCACCATTACTGGTAATTCTAAAAGTGCTATTTCAGACACTTCAGCAACAACAAGTTCATTGCCCTTCCGCATTGTAGATCTGGTGCCAGAGACTAAAAACTCTTCTGGTGGGTTTACAGAAGCACTCGTTAAGTGGAATGCAGGGCATGCTTTCGATAACACGACCGGAGTATAGGAGCTAACATAATATGGCTATTTCAAGAGCGCAATTATTAAAAGAACTCCTACCCGGATTGAATGCTTTGTTCGGATTGGAGTACGCTAAGTATGGTGAAGAACATGCAGAGATTTATGAAACTGAATCTTCTGACCGTTCTTTTGAAGAAGAAACCAAGCTGTCAGGCTTTTCTGCGGCACCTGTTAAAGACGAAGGCTCTGCCATCGAATATGACAATGCTCAAGAAACTTTCACAGCTAGGTATACACACGAAACCATTGCAATGGGTTTCTCAGTAACAGAAGAAGCTATAGAGGATAACCTTTATGATTCACTGTCTGCTAGATACACTAAAGCATTGGCTCGTGCTATGGCTTATACCAAGCAAGTAAAAGCTGCTGCAGTATTAAATAATGCTTTTGCTGCTGGTACGACTTATGGGGACGGACAGACTTTATGTTCTACCGCACACCCATTAGTTTCAGGTGGCACAAACTCAAACCGCCCCGGCACTAACGCTGACTTGAATGAGACTTCTTTGGAAGCCGCTATCATTCAAATCGGAGGTTGGACGGATGAGCGTGGTTTGTTGATTGCTGCCCAAGCTACTAAGCTAATCATTCCATCTGACTTACAATTTGTGGCAACACGATTGTTAGAAACAGAAGGAAGAGTTGGCACCGCAGATAACGACATCAATGCGATTCGTAACAACGGTGCAATCCCCGGTGGATACTCAGTTAACCATTATCTGACTGATACAGATGCTTGGTTCTTAATGACTGATGTACCTAACGGGTTGAAGCATTTTGTGCGAACCCCAATGTCAACATCTATGGATGCTGATTTTGATACGGGCAACAGCCGTTATAAGGCGAGAGAAAGATATTCCTTTGGTGTATCAGATCCGCTTGGCATTTTCGGTTCACCCGGAGCATAATACAGGGGGGGCTTTGCCCCCCTTAATTTTTCCTGACAGTCTTAGGACTGACACTAGCCAAGACAGGAGACTCAAATGGCTACTACAACTTTTAACGGCCCGGTTCGTTCAGAAAAGGGCTTTCAAATGGTTTCAAAGAACGCCACCACTGGCACTATTACTGTAACTAGTGGGGATAAGTGGGCTGTTGAAGCCACTGGTAGTGCAGGTATAGAAGGCACTGCTGCTGTTTATGTCACCCAAGTTAATCGCTTAAAAAGCGACGTATCAACAAACGTCAACATTGTTAAATCAACTATTATGATTGATCTAACAGGTTTGAAAGATGGCGGCACTGCAGGTGATATTATTGGTAAAGATGGTTCTGGCGTTGCGTTTATCGGACAAGTGACCACTGCTAACCAAGGTACAGTATTTGGCGTTACAATGACTTGTTTAGAAACCCCTGCTGGTGGAAGCGACGATATTGACTTGTACTCTGCTACAGAAGGTACAGGTGTAAACGATACCGCTATTGGTGATTTGACAGAAACTCAAGTTATTAATGCTGGTTCAGCTTCTGCTGGCACACTGGTTGCTGGTGGTGACATTGCAGCAGACCAATACTTATACCTTGTGAGTCAGGGCACTGGCGATGCAACATATACTGCTGGACGGTTTATGATTGAAGTTGTCGGCTATGACGTAGCATCTTAATTGGAGGTAAATTACTATGGCCTTAAAAGGTTCAGGTAGTGATGTAACATCCAGTTTTATAACTGCTGCTGCCGCAGATCCAGACGGTATTTCGACTGCCGCTGCAGTAGGTAATAACGCTGCGTTGACGATAGGAGGCGCATTAGCTTCTGGGGGGTCTGTTACTTTTGACTCTCCAAGAAACGTCACGATTCTTAGTGGTGGAGATGACAGCGCAATATCTTTTACTGTTGCTGGTACAGATGAATCAGGTACTGCAGCTACAGAGTCTATAACGGGTGCTGATACTGGCACAGCTACAGGCACAAAGTTTTTTGCCACTGTTACCTCTATAACCGCAGTAGGTGATCCTGCTGGTAATGTTAGCGCAGGTTCTGGTACTAGTTGTTGCGGAGTAATATCTGTAGCCCGTTGTAGATTACGTGGTATTTACGTAGTCAACGGTAGTTCAGCCGCTACTATCGTGTTTAGAGAGGGGTCTGGTACAGGCACAATAAAAATGCAATTTGCAACTGTGGCTGGAGCTAGTACTAACTCTTACCCTGATGTACCTGATGATGGACTTTTGTTCGTTGGTGGAGGGTTTGTAACTTTTACTGCTGTTACAGATCTTACAGCTATGACTACGTTCTTCTCATAAGTGCGCTATGCGTAGCTACTACAAATCAGGGGGAAGTGTTCGTAAAGATACGGGCATGAAAGGCATGTCGATTAAAAGTGGGGATAAACGCCCCACTAAATCGGGTGCCGGGATGACTAAAAAGGGTGTAGCTAAATACCGTAGGAATAACCCCGGAAGCAAGCTACAAACGGCTGTTACAGAGAAAAAACCTACAGGAAAACGAGCGTCTAGGCGTAAGTCTTATTGCGCTCGTTCCGCAGGGCAAATGAAGAAATTCCCTAAAGCAGCTAAGAATCCCAACTCTAGGTTACGACAAGCTAGAAGACGGTGGAGGTGTTAATGGCGTATTTGCAGTCGAATATACCTCATTTTAAATGTTGGGTTAGGAAAGAATATACCTACAACCATCAACAGTATCATGGAGAGTATATACACGCATTAGCAATAGCCGTGACATGTATACCCGATAGATGTTTAAGTTTTCAGTTAGTTTTTACAGGGGCTGAGACATATGACGATGATAACGAACCTAACGTACATGGTGGAGCTATGTGGGCACGTATGCCTATAAC